CCTTACCTATAAAAATAAAGTGCGCAGTTAGATTTATTGGTTTTCTAACTTACACACTTTATTTTACACTCCCATTTAAACTGTCCCCTGTCAGGTTTATTGTGAAAAAAAGCCCTCTTGTTTAGCCTTCGATAGCAATATATTTCTTTGTTTCTACAGCAGGTTCTGCCTCTTTTTTGGGAATCGTCAGTTTTAGGATTCCATGCTTAAAGGAACCTTTGATGTCGTTTTCAGTGATATCATCTCCAACATAGAAGGAACGCTGGCAAGATCCGGAATAACGTTCTTTACGGATATATGTGCCGGTCTTTTTATCCTTCTCATCTTTATCCAGCCTTTTTGCAGCGCGGATAGTAAGGTAACCGTTCTCAAGGGAAGCGTTGACTTCTTCTTTTTTGAAACCAGGCAGGTCAATGTCAACCTCATATCCCGTGTCGGTCTCCTTCACATCGGTCTTCATCAGGTTCCGGGCATGTTTCCCGTACAAGGCTTTGTCGATATCCGAAAATGCGGGGAATGTAAAACCATCCATAAAATCATCAAATAAATTTTCTCTAAAAATACTAGGCATCATCATATGTCATATCCCCTTTCTATAAAAAATGGTCAGGTGCTGGATTACGTCATACTGTTTGATAGGCTGCAGATCCAGGGACCTATATTTTATTGTTTTTTTGTTCTATACATACTATAACACATATATTAGCACTCGTCAATGTAGAGCGCTAATAAAAATGTGAAAAGAATGTGAATATTTTTCACTTATATTTAAAAAATTATTCTATAGTCTGTCTAAATAAGTCATAATTTCCTGCGGATATAAAAGCGTATTCAAAGATTTTCCAGTAAGTAAGATATTAGGGAGTTTGGTGGGAGCCCGTAAAATCAGATCTGGATGCAAGTCTTGATAAGAATTAAGAGATGCGTGGAGCTGCAGTCTGTGATAACGGGAAAGATTGTCTTTGTGGAATAAAAACCTGGGCAGTTTTGACTGCTTTCCCTGGAATTGCCCAGGTTTGAACATGTACCCTTGAATTTTTTTATTAAAAAGGCATACCGTTCCGGTTTTTCCAAGAAAAAATTCTGCGTGGGTTCTGCAGACCTGGGCGTTTTTATGGCAGATGCCCAGGTTTCCGCCAGTGCCTCTGCAGAACCTGGCCTGCCCCAGCATAAATAACAGTCCTGCAGGCAGACCGCTGAATACTTCTCTGCTGAGAAGATACAGTGTTCTGCCGCAAAGCTGGATGGGTATATATAGCTCAAAAGCTGGAGTTTTTCTCTTGTTGTTTCACCTGAAGATAGAATTCCATTACGTTTCTGCATCTTCTGAGTTCTGTTCCAGCCACCTCCAGGGTAGCCGCCACAGCTCGTCCATCTGCCATGAAAATATCTTTACTTTCAATAGCAATGGCAGCTGTTCTAACTAATGCTGCTGCTATTTCTATTTTATCACCCGCAAATAAAACCATTTTCGTTTCATTCATAATTTTTATCCTTTCAATATGTAAACTATAAATTTGTAATATATTAGAATTCATATTTATGATTTAGGGGATTATGATTTCATCCGTCTTTCGGTCGTAATAATATATATGGTCTGACAGCCTGTCATGGGGCGGTACCTGTGACCGGTTGACTTCTTTCACATACCCGCTTAGTTCTGCTGGGCTTACATCTTCAAAATCCGGATAGAGGAGAAGCTCATGGATGCTGGACGGAATGATATACAAATTCTTTCCTTTTTCTTCCGCAAACCCGGAGAGCTTCTCTTTCATTAAAAATCCTGCGGCCCCATATACCTTAGCCTGGTTTGTCATCACATACAAAGGAAGGGGTTCTGGAAATGCATTTTCTCCCATGAAAGACTGGAGCACACTCTGCACACTGCCGATCCAATACCCCTCTTTTTCCAGATTGGCCATCGCTGCGTCTTCCATTTCCTGTCTGGATATCCCCCATTCCCCCAAAGCTCTGCTTTCTACAGTTACCATTCTTGATACACCGGCCGCCGGATGCTCCATGCGGACACAGTAGAAAACCAGCAGGTCAAGGAAGCTGCTGTATTCCAGATATCCCTTCCCTTTTTGATACAGGGTATGTTCTGGTGATACCAGCAGTGGATAGATGCTGTTTCTGGCTGTCTCCCACTTTGCATATCTGCTGCTGCCTGGGGTTGTTTTTCTTTCCTGAAAAGCTGTATCTGCTGTCATAGCTGTTGTCTCCTTGTCTGTTTTTAAATTTTTTCTTATGGAACCCTCTATTGCTGTGTGTGATTGTTCTTTTACTCAATATCCCCGCAGGGCTCCTGGTAGTCTGCATCGAAAATATTTCCGCCCGGTACTTCGCTCATATCCTCGTAAATCTCCGTTTTAATGGTCTCGTCCGTGGACAGTGCCCTTCGGAAGTCTGATTTCAGAGGTGCATATTTCAGGGCCTTTTTTATCACGGTCTTTTTGGCCATCTGCACATAGCTGTCTTTCCAGGGGCTGAAAGAAGATTCTATGGATTCCGAATGTTCCCGGGAGTAGGCATCCATATCCGCTCTGCTCATGACTTCAAAGCCGAACCCTCCGTTGACCATCCGGAAGAAGCCATAGAATAACCGGACTTCCCCTCTTTCCTCCAGCACGGGACGGTGGACCAGCCTGGGGTGCAGGCCCAGCTCGTAATCGAATGTATCGTTTTCGTATACTTCATGGGCTGCAATCATCTGTATCTGGGGGTTTCTGTAGCTTAAATCAATCATCCCTTTGTAGCCGATCTGGAACTGGCATTCCATGATCCCTTTCCGGTTATTTTTATAGGGAATCAGATATGCCTGTCCTAACGGGGTGTTCGGCTCAAGGCCCAGCTGTGCCGCATTCATCAGCGCCGCCAGGAAACTCATCTGTGTGCACTCCCTCAGCTTTGGGTTTGTGTTTAGTGCCGATAATGCCATCCGTGTAAACCTCTCAGGCGTGAGGATTTCCGGCAGTGCTTTTTTAATCTCCGGTTCCAGTGCATGGATCAGGTCTTCGATGCTCATGGATTTTGAAAGCCTGCTTTCTTTTTTGGTGGTTTCTGCTTTCTTTGCAAGTTCTTTTTTGATCTCTGTCATTGCTTTTCTCCATAAATAGTGCCGTTTTTGTTTAAAGCGAAAAAGAGGCTGCAGGGAAACGGAATCCACGTACAATATACTGCATGGGTACTGAAAGAGTCCCTGTATCTATTGTATGGATGGGATTATTTCCCCGCAGCCTGGTATGGCCTGCGGCGGCTGGTAAATATTTATGCCGCATTTATGGTCAGCTTCCTGTACTGGATGTGCTTCTGGTATCTGGCATAGGCTTGTGGATTTTCCTCTTTCAGTCTCCCGCTGTCTATGCGGATGCTGTCCACAGGCTTCCATGATACCCGGAAACTGCTGTTTTCTGCGGCTTCAGCTTCTCCCATGTACAGTTTCAGCTCCTGCTCAATCTGTTTCTTCTCTTTTTCCATTTTATGGATAAGGGCCAGAAGCTCCTGGCGGCGTTTCAGTTTTTCATCGAATCCTTTTAAAGCAACTGTACAGGGGCTGGATTTTCTGAAATATTCCGCAATCAGGGCATCTGCAGTTTCGGAGCCGTCCGGGTATGGAAGGGTATGGTTCTGTACATGTTTTTCCCAGAAGTCCTGTTCGATTTGGATCAGGTCGGAAATGATTTCTTCGTCCCGCTGGATTTTGTGGACGATAAATTCTTTTCCATAGATTAATGCGGCGATGTACCAGGCGTCTGCCCCACATACGGCCATGTAATGATAACACTGGATCTGATAATGCATGGGGATGCTGCCATCTTTCCACTTAGCGGCCATATAGGGGCTGGCAGTCTTGCATTCTAACCCTGCGTTTTCGCCAGATACCATGCGGTCAACGTTTGCCAGCATGAACGGATAATCTTCGTGACAGAAGATGGCGTTGGCCCTGCGTACTTTCTTTCCGGATGCTTCCATAAAGCGCCGGGCCACATAATCTTCCAGATCCCGGCCCTGGCGCATGGCTTCGCTGTCTGTATCACTGGCTGTTTCGGATGTTTTGTCATAATATACATGCATGGCTGTGGTATAGGGGTTTAATCCGCAGATGGCCCCTGCATCGGAGCCGCCGATTCCCTGTTTCCGGTATTTCAGCCATTCATCCCTGCTTAAATTTAAGGTAGATACCAGTTTTTTCATATGTCCTCCTTTCTCTGTCTCCAGGAAACTAAGCTGCTTTTACCATCTGGTATGCTTTGTCGATTAACGGGTTGCCGTCCACGGTCTTGGAAAACAGGTTTTCTTTGTAATTGGCTGTTTTCCGGAGGGATGTGCTGTGGGTGGCAAAGTCTGAGACTGCGTTCATAAACCGGTAGGCGTTTTTACCCACGTCCTGCAGGTCCGGGGCATCGAAATACCGCCGTTTCATATCCTCCTGCAGACGCTTGATGTTTCTGGTCTGCTGGGGTGTGGAGCCGTCTTCTAAGGGCAGGAGGATTTCGATGTAATCTCTGACGGCTTTGTCTGTGAGCTTTATTTTCCGCAGTGTCTCGAATTCCTGGCCCAGATTGTCCATATAGGCTTCTGCCATCAGCAGCGTCTGTTCTGCCTCCCTGATTTTTCCTTTGATGTTTCCGGTGTGCATCATGGACCAGGAGCGTCTGGCTGTGTCTAAGGCAAGGTTCAAGGTGTTCTGGCAGACTACCCGTATGGGGGTCAGTGCCACCTTAACTGCCCCGGACCCGTCGTGGGTGTTGGAGAACAGCAGGAACGGGCTGAATTTCTCTCCGGAAATGATGTAATCACGGGGCATATGGGCCAGAAGCCATACCCGCCTGCCCCCCTGCAGGCTTCCGGCTGTCTCATAGCGTACCCCTTCTCCCAGCAGCCTGTCGGTGAAAGAAAAGGCATCCCGGTTCTGGACCACCTTGTATCTGTTTGTGACTACGCCTAATACCTGCCTGTCCGTGTCCCGGATGTTTGCTTTGTAACCATTGATTAATTCTTCGTTTCCGGTATAGATTGGCTCCTGGACGACATCCCAGTCTAACCCTGCTGTTATCAATGCTTCTTCTGAGCATGGGGATTCTTCTACCTTTGTTCCTAAGCCGTGCCATGGGGTTTCCCTGGTGTAAAACATGCTTTCTACATTTGCTGCCATTTGTGGTTCCTCCTTTGTCTTTGATTTTTTATAGGTTCCTGTGGTTCTGTTTCGTTTTGTACTTTTTTGATTTCCCCGCAGATTTCCTGCGGGGAATGTGTGTCAGCTGTTCTCAATGACTTCTTTTGCAATCGCGATTGCTGCGCCTATGATGATCATGGGGATTTTATCCATGGCCTGCCACCTCCTTTTTGTGCATAAAAATTAAGCATGACATTGTTTCTGCCATGCTTAATACAATAGTATCATTATGATAATATATAATTGAAATTGGGAAAGACTACAGTGCTGCACATTTTCATGCCATTAGATGATTTGAAACTCTTTCAGTCTTTCTTGGAATTCTTCTGTAGTTAAATGCTTTCGTGTTGCAGCATCTTGTATGGTCATGATTCCATCCTGGACCAGACCATACAATGTTTTCAGTTCGCCCTGTTCTAAGCCCTGGGATAATCCTCGGGATAGACCTTGGGATAGACCGATAGACAGACCCTCCTGCCTTGCTTCTTCCTGCTTTACTTGAATATCTTCTTCATAACTGTATTCGGCTACCAGCATGTTTCTCACCTCGCTCCCTTTCCTTTTCAAATTAGGCGATTGCGAAACTCTAAACCCTGCATAAAATAGGGATTTTTTCTTCATAAAAATCAAACAACTCCTCACAGGTTTATGGTAAAATCGAATTAGCAAGAAACAATCAACCATATCCACCCGAAAGGAGCTGTACCTATATGATACCATACAATCAGCTTTCTTTGGCAGATATTTTTTCGGACTGCCAGGAAATTTATGAATCCGACAAACCGGCCTTCCTGTCTCTGCTGCAGGAACATATTGACCTTGATGAAATTGTCCCTGCTTCTTTTCGGAAGCATTTTTATTCACCAACGGGCAGAACCCGGCTATACCCTTTAAACGCTTTTCTTTGGGCGCTCATTATCCAGCGTATTTTCTCCATACCTACAGACTCCCTTCTTCTGATCTTCCTTCATTATTCCAGGCATCTCAGGGAATTCTGCGGCTTTGAAAAAGTACCTGACGCTTCCAAGATCACCCGTTTCAAACAGGATTTCCTGGAAGATCTCCAGAACGTTTTTGAAACGCTTGTTGACCTTACGGAACCCATCTGCCAGGCCATTGACCGTTCCAAAGCAGACATGACTATCTTTGACTCTTCCGGCATTGAGGCCTGGGTGGCTGAAAATAATCCCAAGTACGCGGACCGTATCATAAAACAATTAAAAGCTTACGCAAAAGCCCATAATTACGACAAAAATTATGACCCTTATAAAGCGGCTTACCGCTCCATGCCTTCCCACGCTGCCGCTGATCCTGAGATCAAGCAGATGTACATCGACGGCCATTTCTGCTATGCTTTTAAGATTGGAATCGTTACCAATGGCCTTGGCATTATCCGGCATCTGGAATTTTACAATCAAGATTTTTTTGCGTCACATCCAGAAATCAAAATTGAGAAAAGGTCAGATTCTCCGGATGAAGACAAGTCTGTCCACGATGCCAGGCTCCTGATTCCTACGCTCCAGGATTTTTTCCGGGCGCATCCGCTGATAAGCCCGAAGATCTTTCTTGGGGATGCCGCCTTTGACTCTGTAAAAATTTATAAAGATCTGCTTTCCGGTGATACCTTCGGGACACATCCCGCCGGTAGAGGCCTCCATTTTAAAAAGGCTTTTATCCCTCTGAATTCCCGGGCTAAGCTTGAAAATAAAGACTATACTCTGGATGATAACGGAATCCCCTGCTGTCCCCATGACCCGTCACTTTCCATGAAACCGGAAGGAACCAGTAAACTGCGCAGCGGGGTCGTAAGGTATAAGTTCTCGTGTCCAAAAATAAAATGGGTAAAAAATCCCAGGACCGGAAAATACCAGCGGCAGTGCCAGTGTGAAAACCCCTGCACGGATTCCCCCTGCGGACGGATGGTCTATACCTATCCGGAAAAGGAACTGCGCACTTATCCCGGCACGCTGCGCGGAACACCTGAATGGGAATCCACGTATAAAATACGGACAGCCGTAGAACGCTCCATCCATCATATCAAAGAGCCTTTTGGTCCTGCCGGACGGAAAACACAGAACAAAAAGACCCTCCATGCTGACCTGGTCCTTTCCGGTATTACCCAGCTGGTAACGGTCCTGCTGGC